GTTGTTTACGAGGTTGGTGATGGTAGGCGCATCAGTTAAAGTAGGGTTTGCTGATGCCGCGGTAATCATAGCCATCCCATACTGGGCATAAGTAGACACACCGGTAAAGTAGGCTTTAGAAGCAGGGATAGTTATATCCGTATCTGTGGTATTTCTCACCGGAATTAACATGGTCATCATGGGGGTATAATTACCATCAGTAAAGACCTGATACGTTGAGCCTTGTTCATAGATGAACAAAGGTGGACTCATGTGGGGTTCGTCGTTCGTATTGTTCGCCCAGACTACAGGGTCCGGCAAAGTTGCATTGGGGGACGTGTTACCCAGCCGCATACGCATAGGACTTAAATCTGAAAGTCCCGCTAGATAACTACTGCCAATGACAGTTTCTCTTTCATAACTCGCACTCATAAAACTGGCGTTTCCTGTAACCGCGTATTCTATGTACTCACTCATAGTGTTCATTTGAGACGTGATTGCACCGCCAGTTTGCGGATCAGAGCGGCGGCGCATCGCTGTATATACAGGAAAGCAACCCTCAAGCGCAGAGACGTTAGCGTCTTGCCCAGAAAACTCTGGGGCTAAAATCCCTGACCTAATCCGTGCGATTTCGTTTATTTCAATAATATCAGATAAATTCATTACACTGCCTTCTTAACGTCTGTAGTTCCATTGAAGACATCTACAATGTTAGTGTAGAGTCCGCTCACTAAGTTGAAGGCAACTTGAGCGTCTGGCTGCAGAGTATACTCATACGATCCATACACATAGTTAGGAGCATTAGAAACACCCCCCATTAGGATGTTAAGCATGCCACCTAAAAAACACGCCGTATCAGCCACGTCCACATCATAGGTAGTGCTGTGTCCATAAGAAAAATTAGCGGCGTTAATAGAAATAATGATAGTTCTATTTGCAGGTACCGTTATCGCCGTATTAATTAATGCGCCATTGTTTATTGCGTTAGTGTTAGAGCGATGTAGTTGCGTTGCTGTATAAGACGTAACAGAGCCTCTCCGATTGTCCGGAGTAATTACACAGCACTGGAACGGCGCGTTTGCTACAGTACCAGAGCCACCCGCAAAAAATGAACCCGCCTCAATCACAACATCAGTATCTGTAGGATTGTGTATAGGCACAGCCATCACGATTCGGTTGCTATGATACCCATTAGCAGCAGACGTGGAATAGAAGGAGTCCGCGTGTAAGATCCCTTCTCCAGAATGGGTGTTCTTACACTCGTTCTCTGCTTTTAAAGAGATTAGGCGGTTAGGCTGTGACATACGCATCCATGAGCGATAGGGCGAAGTGTTGTTTTGGAATGCAGGGCTGTCTTCTGTAAGACCAAACAAAGTGGCAAGCATGCCCTCCGGTGAACTATCAGACTGACTGTCGGAGGGTTTTTGGTGTTGTTGCCCCCCTTCCACGAACCCCAGTGCAGCGGGGATAGCGGCTGGATGAAATCTAGGAAGCCGTTCATCTACAGTCTGTGAACGGAACTCGCTTAGTTTTTGTAGAAAGAACGGATCAAGCATATTAGGTCACAATCCCGATTGATGTAATTTCACCAGATGCGTTGGTGTTAACGACATATGATTTTTGGGTGGACAAACCGCCAATACTGACTGTTTCGTTGAACCCGTCTAAGAAACCATTTGCATCATAGGAAATATTCCAGATGTACTTGCCGCCCACATTATACGACGTAAGCCGGCCTTCTGCATCGTATGAGACATACGCGCTAGACACTGACCCAGTGAACAATTGGTCATCAATGTCCGCCTTGGAGTACGCAGTCTCGTCGCCCACATAGTTTGCAAGATTGGTTTGCAACTCTTCGAACTTTGAGTCGAAGCCGCCTTCATATGTGACCTGCTCTTTAGCAACATCACCTGCAAATTTTGCAGCATCAGTACGCATGTCTTCGATGGCTTGGTTCAGGTCTGCAACTACCGTTGTATTGAGGTATTCTTCGAGGTTATCGATAAATGTATTTACATCGGCCACAACGACATCTGCAAAATTGTCATTAATATGCAGTTTAAAATCTTCTGAAATAGCATTCAGTTTTGCAGGGATGTCTTTTGCCAATGTGTTGGTGAAGATAGACACGTTAGTGCTAAAGTCATTTACTACAACATCATCGACAGCGGCCTTATCTGCGATGGTATCAATGGATACGCCAGAGACGAGGATACCGGAACCCATGCTACCTGCGTTTGTGCTATAGTAGTGCAGGCTTTCAGGGGCATCCATCGGCACTACAATAGTTACAGCAGATCCGGTCTGACCAATTGTCCCAGTTACTGTCACACCTGAAGTGTACTCTGTTCCGCCTGCCGCATCTGTAGCCGTAGCAAACTTAATTTCTTTTCCGGCGTTAGTAGTGTCCGAAACGTCAAAAACGTATGTATTACCGCGCACCATAAAAATGTTGGGTGCTTTTGCGCCGTCAATTTTAAAGCGGTCACCTTCCGTGTACGCACCGACGGTAACCGTGTGGTTAATCGTAGCCATTATGCTTGTTCTCCGTAAAATGTTTCAAGGGCTATTTCGCCAAAGGATTCGAGGGTTCTCAGGCCCACCTCAACGTCGCCATTTATGTTGATGTTTTCTGAGTCTTTGTGGCGCAACTTCCACCATTGTTCGGAACCGAAAGGTATGTCGCCGTAAGAAATGGCACGGACGATGTACATCATGTCATCATCAGCAAGGTCCGTAGACATCACTTCCGTGGCCTTTTGCACTAATTTAATTAGCAGTGCGTCGTAGCCTGACACCCTTGCTTCATCGTCCATTATCTCAAGGGATTTAACCGTTATGATAATGTCTCGGACAGAAGGGTTTTCCAGCATGTCAGACAGTTTTTGTATTGCTGTTTCTGCAGCAATTTTTTTAGAATTATAGAATGATAGCGCGGGCATTATACAAGGCTCCCAATTAAGCGGACGTTATATTGCGCGGTGTCATAGAGGGTCGAAACAATCGCCGCCTTGTCTGTCGCAATAGATGAGTAGTTTGCGGCTTGGTCTCGAAAGCCCTCTGCCTCGTCGCGGAAACCTTCGGCAGCGTTCCGGTATACTAAAGAAGAGTCCCGATAGTCTTCGGCAAAATCACGGGCAGACTGTGCTGCTACCAAAGACGCGCTGATACCGTCTTCAGACTCGCCTAAGATGCGCTCAAAGTATCCTCTAGATACCGCATCCGAGGACTCTGTAGGCTCCGCAAGATTACTTAGGCGGTTACCATCCGCATTCACAGGACCAACATGCTCTCCCGTAGTACGGCCTGTCAGGTTGCCTACTACAGAACCAGTAAATACGGCTTGCTCTCCGTCGGCCCCATTTTCAATAATCTTAGAGGTCCCGTTGGCGGCATAGATGTCACCCTGTACATCACCAAAGTGGGTTCCGTATACATCCCCTGTGAAGGTAGCATCAGTGCCGTCTGTACCACTGTTAAGTACAACGTCACCATTGTCAGCCTTAACAGAGCCTCTTACGTCCCCTGTTACGTCACCAACTACATTACCTAATATATCACCTGTTACTGACCCAGTAAAGTGCGCTAATGTATAATCTGAACCATTTTCTAGTACGACTGTACCGTCTTCGGATTTAACTTGCCCTGTTATAGAACCGTCAAATCCGTCATTAGCAGTGATCGTAGTACCGGTGATTGGGTTGGGTGTTACAGAGCCAACAGTACCGTCAATACGAGCGGATGTGATGTCTCCGGTGATGAAGATATCGCGGAAGGCTAAGGCCGAAGACCCAATGTCTGTAGTACCCGTAGTCTGTGGCAACCAATTGCTCAGAGCAGATATAGCGGCAAACTCATGCCAAATGGCGTAGCCCGTATCCGCACTAACGCAAAAGAACATACGGTTGGATGTAGAGTTAAGCCATAGGGAGCCGCGGGCATACCCTTCACTAAAGTCATCCAGAGCGCTAGGGTTGGTTACTGCGTCTACGTTGTGTTTGCCACCGACACCACCGTGAATAGACGGAAGGTAACCGCTAATTGATGTCGTAAGATCAATCTTAGGTGCGCTACCAATACTACCATCGTGTGTGTGGCCAGTGCCGGAGTTAAAAGCAGCCTGAATTTGGTTTAGTTCAGCGTTAATCGGTGGCGCAGTAATATTCTCGCCGTTTACAATGTCGGCAACCGACTGCCTTACATACCCTGCCATTTATCGTCTCCCTGCTACAGAGAATTCAAAAACCATTCCCTGAATACTGTGTGGAAAATTTTCCCCAAGCGTCACATAAGTGACCTTGACCGCGTACCCAGACCCCTGAATATCTGTGGTCATAATTGGTTTCTCATTACCGCCCCAAAGGACGTTTGTTCCGCCGTAGACAATGTTACGGCCGTTATAAATAACAGGCGCACCATCGGAGGATTGTTCGTATGCGGGTGGCTTTGCTGTATCCGTATCATTCCAATCGTACTGGACTGACACGTTCATGTTCAGAGGCCCCTCTGCGCGAATATAAGTATTTAACTTACGAGCAATTTTTCTAACCTCAGTGTCCCCGAAATCATAATAGGGGGTTGAGTAGATGCCCAAAATACCTTCGCCGTCAAAGGTGTTACCCTGTTCTTGGCGGTACACCCCACCATCGTAATCCCCATGAAGGACATACTCAGTTCTGCCTATGTACCCAGACGTAGCGCAGGACGCCCTAATCCCGATCAGTTCACCAAACTCCCAGCCCAGTTTTTGGTCTGAGGTACGAAGCCCGCCAATAATACCTACGCTATCTGATGGTAGCCTAGTACCGTCCCCCACGAAGTAACGTAACTGGGACTTGGTCCTAATGACGACCCCCGTAAGGAGCCGATCTAGGTCGTACTCTACAGGTAAATCTACAAGGATTGATTGAATAGACTTAGATATTGTCTCAAGTTCAACGTCACCAATCCGAGAAGTACCCGCAACTGGCCTAATACCATCAGGGGCTAGGAACACTAGGTCCCCACCAATCTCTAGGACAGAATTAGCAGCAATGCAGCCAACGTTAGTAGTGACCTGATCCAAAATAAAACCGTCAGATAATTCTGCGGTCACTTTCTTGATGGAGTTCTCCCCGAAAATAAAAAGATTATCTCGGAAAGGCTTAAATTGTACTACGTCAAAACCTACTGGTATCTGGCCACCGCCTGCAGAGAAAGAAAATGTGTAGGGATCTTCTGGAGCCGAGTGACAGATCACTGCTCGGTACGCCTCATCTCCGCCGAAATATAAATGGTTCTCAAATACATCTACGAGAGACGGGTATTGTACAAGTTGATCCCCGCCTGCGGCTTCCTGCCCCCCAGCATTCGTCTGGATTAACTCTACCCAATTAGTGCCGTCAAATATAAGTGGTGGATTTACGCCGTCTGCAAAAGCAATTTTATTGCCGTCGCCAAAGTTAAAGGTCGTGCTTCGAATGGTCTTAACTGAGCGGAACGTACTACTCATATAGCGAGTGGGTGTTGTGTACCTTTGCCAACCAATCAATTCCGTGTAGCGGTAAAAACTGTAGGTGTTGGCACCCACGTCCTTGCGCATTGCAATAATGATGGCTTGGTCATAAAAATCATCTTTGTAGATACAGAGACCTAAGACTTCCCCTTCAGCGTCGTCGCCCCCCACAACTGGGTAAGACTCATCTAACTTAGAGAAGCCGTTTATCCGGCGATACCCACCAAACAGAGATACCTCGTAATTTACGAGGCGTGTTGCAGCACCAGGAAAGTTCTCTGCAAGGTCTAGGTGGTTTTCATTAGAGTTTAGCCCGCCTTGCGCGATGACCTTATATGACTCAATGCGATCTGCCATTAACGGGACACTCGCGTGTCAGAAATGTACTCGTAATTGTTGATGTATAAAGTCTGGAGGTTCTTTAGACCCTCCTCAAAAATCATCTTTGCTACCTGCGCAGCCTCTACGTTGTCTTTGAACATGTACATGTGCATCAAAGCACCATCCACAATCACACTAGAAAAGGAGGTCGGTACGCGGGTTTCGTCGTCGTATAGGGTAAGTTGTGCGTAGTTGAGAAAATAATTGTATTTAATAATATATGGCTCACTGGGAGCGGGGGTTATAATGTACCCGTTACCGTGAGAGGCACAGACATACTCCGGCTTACCCCGACCTTTAGGAAAGGCGTTATCGTCTAGATCACGGTATAATTTAAAGTAAGTGTCTCGGTCGATGTACTTCAGGTGTCTGTAGGACAGTGTGCCGTCACCAGCGTCCTCGACAACTTGGAATGAATTAAAATCTACAACTTTAAAAAAGTCTGGCCAAGAGTAAACAGTCCGACCAACTACTAGAGGTTCTGTTTGTTGTGCGGCGTTAAAAGGCCACTCAAATTCGCTTTGACCGATAGAGGCAATAGCAGCCTGTACCGAGTCTTTGACCAAGGCCTGAACGCCCCGCGCACTTTCAAAATCAGCAGACCGGAGTTCTACCTCATTCAGACGGCGCAACACTTTATTGCATAATTCTATGTATGTGGCGGGCATATTAACAGTACCTTAAAAGCAGCGAGTGGGGCCTTTCGACCCCACTGCTTTGGTTTAGGCTACGTTGTACTTTGCAACCAGCAACGCTTCTGGGCGCAGAATCTTGCGACCAAAAAGGTTCAAGCCACGGACAACGTCAGCGAAAGTCTCTGGCGAACGGAAGGATTCCGTTTTGGAGATTTGCTGTGCAGAAGCAACCGCAGATTGGTGACCAGCGATAACTGTACCGAAGTTCGTTGTAGAACCAGCGGATGCTGTTGCTGCTGGGCCGTTGTTCTTGAACGGCAGGTTGTTGGACTTGTAGACTTTGAAGCCACGGATCAAGCCAGAAACAACACGGCCGTTACGCAGGATATCTACGTCGCCGGATGCGAAGTCATTGTTGATCAGTTTGCTGTTTTCATCCTGCAGCATCTCGTAAAATACTGGGTCTGCGATGAAATAACGATCTTCTGTAGCAACATTTGCCTCGTCCATTTTACGAGCCATGCGGTTAAGCACTGCCAATGGAGAAGTAATAGCGCCAGTACCACCGCCTGCTGCGAGTGGGATAGCGTTACCTGATGTACCACCAAACGCAGATGCGTCCAGTTTGTTAGCGGCAAGAAGTTCGTCTGCGCCAGCGGCTGCATCGGCTTTGTCGCCGGCCGCAGTTGTACGGGCAGCCCATGCTGTGCCTGTCCAATCATAACCCATCATGTAACCCAAGATGTTTTTATCAAACGCATCTTTCAGATTATATGCTGCATTATCAGTGGCTAAGTCGATGAAGTTAACGTGAGAGTGTTTTGACTCGATGTCATCGACTTGGAACTGAAACGCATTGGCTTGGTCTACGATCAGAGAAAAGTCGTCATCTGAAATGTCCTGAGACGACATTGTAGTGCCGCGCTTATAGTCCACGATTTCTACCGTAGGCTCTTTAATAATACGGACGCTGTCGCCCATGTTATTGATTTCACCCATATAATCGGTGTTAGTCACTGCTTCAACAATGGACTCTTTTCTCAGAGCAAGTTGTACTTTTTTGCTATAAATTACGGCAGAAAAGTTGCCGTTTGGCAGGTTGGAATAACCTGTTGCTTTGGGGAATGCCATGATAAGTTCTCCTTCGATGGCGTTTACAAAAGCCACTAAGTAGTGGCGTTGCTAAAACCAGAAGGCGACGAATTAAGGGCAGCAATCGGTAAGGGTGCGTTTACTGTGCAGCGTATAAAGATCAAATATACACCGCACCGCAAATGGGCCTAGCGACTCTGGTAGACTTACTGTCAAATCTTCTGTGGGGTGATAAGAAGTGAGGGTGGGCTAATGCGGCCTCATACTTCCGTAGGTCCTAGGGACCGTAGAAACCATTAATTCTACTTCTATGACTGTAATTATAGCATGCAGTTAATGGTATCATCAAGGGGCTTTATCGCGCTCCGCCAGAAAGGTCATAAGAAAACTGACCACTCCGCATAGCACTCATAATTGCCTCTTCATTTTTCTCATAGTCGGCATCTGACATATTAGCCACCATGCTCTCTGAGAATTTCGCTCGGCCGGAACCTGTTGGCGCTGAACTGCCGGTACGGCCTACATTCTGTGCTGCAGACTTCGGGTTTGCCTTGGTCTTTTTAATTCCAGCATCTGCTTTGAAAAGATCAATAGCGCGGGCGGCTGCATGGGCGTCGGTACTGTTCTTATACAGTGCGTCCTGCACCCAAGAAGGCTGTACTGCGACCCAATCGTGAAACGCCTTTGATGCGCGAATACGGTCAAAGTCTGGGTGAAGCGCCTTTAACTCGTTCTCGGCGCGCTCACGCTTGATCTGGCCTTCCATCTTTTCAAGACTTTTAATCTTCTTTTCGCCAATCTCTAGTGCCTCGTTTGCACGTTTGCGGGCGATGGTGTCGATTATCTTAGAGACCTCTGGGTAGCGACGGCTCCACTCTTCAATTTCAGCGTCGGTCTTTGGAAACCTAATTTGCTGCTTTGTAGCAGATTCTAGTTGTTCTTTTAGCCGGTCAATCTCGTCATCTTTTTGGGATTGGACAGATTGAACGTGTCGGCGCAAATCACCGTACCGCTTTTTAAAGGAAGCCTCTTCGGGGTCAGCCGACGGAGTAGCCACGTCAAGTGGGGAATCCGAGAGTTCTTTTTCGAGGTCTTGCGTTTGGTTGCCTTGATATTTAGCCATAAAATAGTCTCATTGTGTTTTCGGGGGCCGCGCAGGGTGGCCCAAAAACTCCCTACTTAGGGGTTTGGAAGATCAGTAAAACCTGTTCATCCCCGACTGATAAGTGACCGCTCTCTTCAGTAGGGTATGCCTCAACACCTTCTGAATCCTCTTCCTCAAGAGGATATTCTTCTTCGACTACTTCGACTTCGGGGTAATCAATTCCATCGTCGTCTGCAGATTCTTCGTCCACAGTTTTGTCATCGTCTCGTTCGTTTCCTTCATCATCTCCAGAAACGCTGCTGTATCCATCTTGAACATAATCTTCTTCTCCAATGCCTCTGATCTGCCCAATGCTGGACATTGCCATGAGGCCTGTTTTTGCTTCTGTGTACATATCCATGATATGCTTCAATCCATGCCAACGGACTACATCCGCGGGCATCACATACTCTCCAGTAGACAGCGCTGCGGGTATGTCATCTCGAACATTTTCTGCGCTGGAACCGAGTGGTATAGGGTTTCCGGAAACTGGGTCGTAGCCAACGACTGCTTGGGGAGCCATCATACCGCCACATAGACCGCATCCGGAACCACCGCAGGAGCATTCTTCTCCTGCAACGTCCCCACCATGGTACAAACTCATGGTAGGCTTATCGACAATACCATCACCGTTTTCAGGTTTAGTATCCGAAGGATTACGCTCAATCATGGACGGGAGTTTTCGCGTCTCTGGCTCTACGTCCGTTTTCATTGCCGGCTTCTTAGGGTCAGGCGCACTATCTCGGCGCTCTAACTCTTCCGGAGTATTGATTAATTGGTCTGTCTCAGAAAATAGTGTGTTCCTTGCACCGCCCTTTTTAGCGGCATCGGCAGCACTTTCTACAGAACCCTCAATGGCCCTTTTTTCTTCTACTGACATCGGCTGTGCTGTAGCCGCCTCAATGTCGATAGAAACGTCTTCGTCCCGTCTGGCGTCACGGCGTTTGCGGAACGCATCCCGAAGGTTGCTATACTTGTCGTCCTCTTCACCGCGTCCCTTATTGAACCCGCCTCGTGCGTACTTTGCCACCTCGTAAGACTCCCCTGTATCATCCGTGCTGTAATCGACGCGCACGTTATGTGAAAAATTTGTATCTAAAACCGGCTCTTGGTTGCCATACCCACGGTAGAATGTATGCTTACCAATGACCTTTGGGTCAGGGCCGTTAAATTCTGTGCCACGCTTTTTTGTAATCTTTGCATTCTGGAAAAATGTGCGGCCTTCTGTAGGGTCGTTTCCTAACTGCGCATAGTCAGCGAACTCGTTCAGGCCTCTCTGGAGATCATCTTCAGGCACAGGGATACTGCTGATTCCTTTATACTTCCGCACAGGCTCAAACTGCTCTGCGGTTAGGACCTCCTCAACAGTGTTACCAAAGCGGTCTGAAGCAAGCCGGTTTAAGATTACACCGCGTATAGCGTCTCGACCCTCTACACCCTCGGTGTTTGCCTCTCCCCATACAACTCGCTCAATTCTCTCAAGGTCTGCAGCGGATAGAACTGTCTGTGGTCGTTTTTTGGGTCTGGGTGAGGAATCCATATCAGGCCTTTTTCCAAGTGTGGATTGGGGGTAGTCCAATCTCGAAACTGTCGGCGTCTCGCAGTACACACAGCAAGTCGCTTGCGATAGAATACCGAGGCTCGTCAGTGCTACTAACGCCCGTGCGATGGGCAGTTTTGGACGGGAAAATGAGTAGGTCGTCATCTGAAACGTTAAGCGGTATTTCTGCCATAGTGTGCAGCGCCCCCGTTTTCACGACTCCGCTCTCGTAGTACTCAGTACGGAACATCCCATCCACTATTTCGTTCTGGTGGTTGTCTGTAGCGACATGAAACTTTCCAGATTGCTCTGGGACTTTTGGGTAATACACTACACTGAAATGGGACTGCTCATGGCGGTGATAGTCTATGTACTTCCCACGCACTTGGCGTGATGCCCAGGATCTTGTGTAATAATAATCAAATATCTCAGTATTGATGTTTAACTGGTCAATGTACCTACGGACATGCTCCCCAATAATACCAAACAATCTCGTATAGGCAGGGTGGTTATGCAATTCGTGATGTCCGTGTACATCACCCGTCCAAGTGCTAGTCTCATTAGTATTGTCAGAAGAAGCAACGGATTCATCAATCTGAGAAACGATACTATCCCGATCTTCTTTTGATAGACCCGCCTTTGCGGAGTACACAGAAACGGGCATTAGGTGTATCAGATTATTCTGGGCCATTCTCAGACCCCTCAATAACCTCGTTACGAAGGTGCTGGAGCCGGCGCAGTTCGGCTATAGAACCCTGTATTTCTAGAACCCTAGCGGCGTCCCTAGTCTTTTCTAGATTGTTTCTGTGTTCTTCAATTTTATGAGAGATGACATTTTGTAGGCAGTCATACATGTCTTTACTGTTAACTAGCAGTAGACACTGCCGAGCCAGTTTTCGATTCATAGGTTATCCCTGCGGTGGCTGTGGTTGAGGTGCGGGTGCTTGCCCGCCGTTGTCCCCTCCACCGCCACCAGAGAAACCTTCTGTGTTCGGCTCTGGTGCTGTCCCTGCGGTAATATTTCCCCCTGCCCCTGTGGGGTCTTGTGGGGCCGCTCCCTGTGGAGCGCCTTGCTGTGCCTCTTGGGGCATTGCCGCCTGCATCGCAGCCATCATCTTGGCCTGTAACGCAGCCTCACGCGGATCGTTTAGGATTTTCTCTTCATCCAGATCCATGGATACGGCAATCTCGCGTAGGATGTAATCAAACTTAACGAAAGGTGCCATTACAGGGTTAGCAGCCATTTGCATAAACTGCAGTAGGCGCTGTGATCTGACCTCATTGCGCATGAGGCTTTCTGTACCCTTAGAAATGACTTCTAGGTCACCAGAAATCTCAGGGTCAAAGTTGAACTGCATGTTGAAGGCAAACATAGCGCGGCCCAATGGACCCAAGAGATAGTCGTCAATGTTTTTAACAACTGCCTTGATGTTTTGTGTTGCAGCGCCCATCAACATACTCATACCGGACGCCGTCCGTCCCGTTGACATGATACCGGTCTGGCCGTGGGAATACGAAGGCATGCCTGTACTCTCGTCTGCCAGTTGACGAGCCTTGTCAAACATCATAAGAAGTTCTTGGCTAACGTTCTGAAACTTAGTCGAAAAGATGGCCTGTCCTGGGGCACCTGCCTGACGCCGGAACACTTTTCCTGGGTACACATCCATGGATTGACCTGGGACTAGGTTAGTCTCATCAATTTCAATAAGCAGGTTACCGGACAGGGCAGCATTATCAACGGCCATACGCATGAAGCCATTCATCAGCAACTGCGTATCGTTCATATTCTCTGCAATGCCTACGCCAAAGAACGAGTACGGGTTAGTCTCATACGGCGCTGCGTGGAATGGAATACGGGCAGGGACAAATGGGTTTAGAACAAGACGCAGTGTCTGGCCATTACATACCCAAGCGTTAACTTGTATCTGGTCCTTGTCAGAGTACTCGCTTGGAATTTCTATTCCCGCTTCTTCCGCAACTTCAGTATCTACAAAGCCCCAGAATTCATACACTTCAAAACGTTCACTATCACCGCGGGATGCTGTGTCTTCTAAGACATCCTCCCAGTACTCTGGTGTGTAGTTAGGCCCCAATTCGATGGCCAATTCTAGGCTCTCTTCGCGGAACATTGGGCGACGTTTAAGTGCGCGTAATTGGCTGCGGCTCATGCGATGGCGTTGTATTACATACTCAGCCTCAGACATAGACCGTGCCTCTGGGTCAGGATAGAAATCCCAAACGCTACAGTTCTCCACCTTAGAGATAGTCTCGTAGATGGGGTCATACTCGCCTTCCTCATTCCAGCGAGGGTACTCTTTGTCGTGAGCAAACGGACCTTTAATGATACCCGTACCAAAAAGCGCCATTTCAAAAGCCACAGAGCGTAAGTGCTTTGATGCCTCACACTCTTCTAGTTGGTCTTGGATTTTCTTTTCCATCGCCCTAGCGGCTTTTTTAGCGGGTTGCCACGTCAAGTCTCCTTGACCACTGCCTGCACCTTCCTCTAGGTCGTCAGCATTCTCCCCAAGCGTATCTTTAAAAGGTCCCGCAAGGTCGTAGATGTCTTTGCGAGAAATAGCAGAGGAAGTCTTTGGCTTATCTTTTTGCGGTGCGTTTTTTATGTGAACAGCGTCAGCAGCCCCAACGGGCAACGGAGTAGGTTCTACACCAATGGGAAATTTACCGCCTGCAAACAAGATATCGCTGATCTGGGCATACGCAGCCAATACTTTAGTCTTAGTGATCTTGATGAACGCTTTAGACTTTTCTTTTTCCGTAAACTGCACATCAGGCCCATAAATACCCCTGTAGTTACGGTAATTAGTAAGCCAACGGTCTTCGTCTTCGTAGCGCGCCTGCTTGGAGCGTGTAAACCGGCTCTCTATCCATGAGACCATCTCTGATAGTTCGAGATTTTCACTTTCTACGTCTGCGCCCTCTTCGGCATGAAGTACGGGCGCATCTGAGATGTCTAGGTTAATATCTTCTGGTCGTGGTACTAGAGCCATGTATTAATATCCGAAAACTGAGTCTGAGGGTTGCCAACCTGTGTGGGTTGTTCCAAGTTCCTCAAAGATTGATTTAGAGCGCGGTCTAGACATGACGGCGTAGCGTACCGAATCGTATGCGTGATCACTTTTGTA